TACCTGTATCACCTGTACCTGCACCTGTATCACCTGTACCTGCACCTGTATCACCTGTACCTGCACCTGTATCACCTGTACCTGCACCTGTATCTGTGCCAGTACCTGTATCTGTGCCTGTTGTATCACCAGTGTCTGTTTCAAAAGGATTTTCATTATCTCTAATCGTCATATTGCTTGCATCAGGAAATGAAAAATCTGTAAACATATCTGGATCATAGACAACACTAGAGTCTATCGGTGAAAAAGTTCCCATACCCTCTGATGATTCAGGTGAATCAACAACAGTTCTGGCAACAATATCTTCCATTGGCTCGGTATTAGTATACAGATCTTTGAAGTTAAATAGTGTTTTTGGTGTTTCTCCATTGTCACCATTGTCACCATTGTCACCATTGTCACCATTATCTCCATTGTCATCACCATCAGGAACTATCTCATCAATAGGTTCAGAACCCTCATCATCAATAGGTTGATCAGTTAATTGATTAAAAGTATCGCCAAAAATTTCACTTTCTTCTCCTGTACTATCTTCTCCTGATAAGTATTGATTCATTGTATCTTGCACTGTTGTTGTGTCGGTAAAAAAATTATCGTTACCACCGGGTAATTGCAAACCTTCGCCTTGACCTAATAGAGCAGCATAATTAGCAGATTTATCCATCTGGTTATATAAAAACTGGGCATCACTACCCGCTGTTCCCCTAGCTGTCATAAATGGTTCAAGGTTAATTTGATCAGATGGAAAACTGCCTAAAATATAATTACCTTGATCGTCAAAACCAAAAGCTGCACCTATATCATAAGGCTGATAGCTAAATTCAAATTCGCCATCCTCATTTGTAACAGTGTCCTTAAAACTAGAAGTTGCAGGTCCATATTGAGAACTTTCTCCAAATTTATATTCATTTAAAAATTCTGAATCTACTCCTAGTTGATTATATTCACCTGACTCAACCATATTGTCTTTAAAAGGATCTTGATCGCTACCTGTTACAAAAAAACCATCTGTGCCTTTTGTAAAAGCTGCTTGATAAAAATTTGCTCCTTGACTGGGAGTAAAAGTTTCATTGCCTACATTATTTTTACTATCTGCATGAGCATTATATAAACCTATATGAGTAGAACCAACAGGAATACCATAACCTGTCCCTGTAATATCAACTCTTGTATTCCCATCTGGATCTACATACCAAATGTCATTGTCTGATTTATCATCTTTTTCCATTTCAGCTTTTTGTTCAGCTGCTAATGTAGGAGATGATTTAAGGGCATTTGTATAATCATAATTTTGAAATTCTTCTGGAACATCAAAGCGAAACGTATCTTTATCATTATTTCTAAAAGTTCCACTTACAAGTTTATATCCTTCTAAAGAGGAGGGTCGTTTGTCATAACTAAATTCACCTGCTCTCTTCCCAACAAAATTATATTGTAAAACATCTCCTGCGTCATTCTGAAAAATAGCTGATGCCATTTGATGACGATATGGATTAAATCCATAATCTCTTTTATCCGTGTATTTACTAATTGCACTATTACCTGATTGCTCAACACTTTGACGTAATATACCTCCTAAAGTTCCAAATTGATCAGCACTATCTTCAGCTAATAAAGGGTCATCTTGAGCAAAATTGCTATAAATTTGCACAGGTTCTGAATCTTCTGTAGGTGTTATATTTTCCTCCCCCAATTGATCACTTGCAAGAGAAACGCCTTCATCAGTAGGAGGTAAATTATTAACACCCTCTACTCCTTGCTCTCCCGGTGAATATGGTGGAGGAAGTTGACTGTCGCCACCTTGAGCTTCCATAGGAAGAACATCTTCTTCAAAAGTAGTATTTAAAGAACTTAATTGAACACCATCATCTAAATTTTCATATTTTTCGTTAATAGCCTTTATTTCTGCTTGATAATCGGGGTTATTGCCATCAACCACTCCATTTACAGCATATTTATTCATAACAGCCATAATTTCGTTAATTCTATCTGGATTTACAATACCACCTAAATTATAACCTTGTAAATTTTGAAATTTATTTTGAAAGAATGAACCTAAACTATTCCCAAAAGGACTACTTGCAAAAGTATTAATATCATTTGGTTTAAGATCACTTGTTGTTACAAAATTCTGAAAATGATTAGAAGAAGCATTAGGATCATTCAATTGTGAATCATTAGGATTATAAACACCAAACTGTCTTGTACCTGTCGGTACACCACCAAAGCCGATTTGTGGCATTGATCCAAGTCCTGTGTTTTGATTTTGAAAAGAAACATTAGGAAAAGTAGATTTTGTTAGTTGATCAACTTGCTGTGTAAATTCACTTAATTTTTTTTTTATATCACTATCGTTTTCTTGCATATGACTTCTGTGAATTTGGCTCGTTAAAGGAGATAATAGACGTTGAATATTATCACCACTACCCATACCCATACCTTGCATCATTCCCAAGTTAGAAGCGTTAATCGCACCACCTAGGTTTTTGTTAACGATCTGTTTGTTAAAAAATTCTTTAAGTTCCTCGCCCTCACCTGCTGGTGAAGCCGACAATAAGTATGTTAATGCAGATAATAAACTACTTGGAGTTTTTGAAAGAGTGCCTAAACCACGTTTTAAAGCATTTTGATACATTTGTCTTTTACTTATTGGTTTATAATCTACTTCATAATCTCGTACTTCTTTTCCTCCTAAATCAAAATTAGGATTTAAAAGCCTTTTATTTAAAGCACCTTTTTTACTAATTAAACTTTTTAATATGGGATAAGAAGCTGCAGTTAATCCCATACTAGCAGCAAATTCTTTATCTCCTTGCTCCAAGTCAGATATACCTCTTCCAAACAAATCCTGTAACATTTGCTTAAACTTTTGATCTTCAGGCTCTCCACCATTCTCAAGTCTAGCGATAGCGTCTGTCACAGAACCACCATTGCTAAGACCTAATAATTCCTTAACTTCAGGAGTAAAAGCATAACGTGGTGCTCCTAAAAAATTCATTAAACCCTGTAATCTATCACCCTTGCTAGACAATAAAGCTTGAATTACAGGAGAGTTTTGATTTTCTTTCATTGCATCTAAAAAATCTCTTTGTAATCCAAATTTCCTACCCCTGACATTATCACTCACACGTTCTTTAGGCTGTGGTGGCATTGTACCCAATAGACTAGATCTTGTTGCTTCTTTCATAAATTCAGGTGATTGTTGTATTCTCGCTATAGCTTCAAGCATTTGTGAATTATCTTCACCTTTTGTTCTGTCACCTGTAAAATAATCAATTATTTCTTGCAATTTTTGTTGAGGATCACTTGACCCAGCTATCATTGCTTTTAATTTATCAGTCAGCTCTTGCACCTCACTAGGCATACCACCTTCTAATTTATCAACCAGCTTCATCTCAACCCTAGGATTACCACCTTGGTTCATGCCTAAAAAAGATCTTTCTTCTTCTAATATATCTTGTATTGCGTCTAATCGACTATCTCTTTCTTTTTTTTCAGAAGCCAATTTAGTTAACTTATTTAAACTATCGCTTATGCTTTGAGATAATTTGTCACTAAAACCCTCAAATAATTGAGAAACATTTCCTTCTTTAAAATCTTGCAAGAAACTTTGAAATTTCTCACTAAGAGTGGGAAGGTTCTTCCCCCCTAAATCATCTCCTATTGTTGTATTAGGTGGAAAATTAAATACATTAGCTAATTCACCAATATCTGTATTTGTATCAAATTTTGGCGTATTACTCATCATTCTACGATCTAAAGCTGATGGTACTTCAGGTTGATCTCCAGAAACATTAATTAATTTTTCTAATTGATCTTGTATTTCGTCTACATATTCCAAACCTCCAAATGAACTACCAGATTCTGGATCATATTCAAGATTAGCATCTATTGTAGTATTTAAATTTCTACCTCCTAATAGCTCATATATGTTCCTTGTGTTTCTTGCTGCTCTGTTCGAAAAATCAACATTTGCAACATCTGGAGCTTCACTTTGATCTGCTTCCATCTGTCTTTTAATTTGCTCTAAACGATTTGCAAAATTCCTAGAAATATCTTCACTACCTGTTCTAGGTCTACCTCCTTCAGGAACTTTTGGATCAAATCCAGTGAACCTAGCTCTTCGCTGAACATCAAACTCATTACCAAGTGTAGGTGTATCACTTCGACTTTGCTGTGATTCTCTTTTAATCAACATATCAAATAGTTCACTATCAGATGGTGTCGTTGATTTCTTAACAGCTTGTGTAACTTCATTATTTGTTTGTGCTTCACCTTCTATAGGTTCATTTTCATATCTAGTCGTATAAATTTCATCTACACCATCACCATCTCTATCAAATGGAAATGTCTTTAGACCTTTAGCTCTAGCTGTGGCAAAAGCTCTCTCAAAGTCTTTTAGGGAACCTGAACCCCTTTGCTGACCCCCTCCACCACGAAAAAGACCACCAATTCCTTTTAATAAATTCTGTATAAACCCTACAAGACCACCTTCATTCATGTGCATAGGCATAGGAGGTATCATAGATTGGTTCTGAATATCACTCAACATCATACTAAAATCACTTCTCGCCATAGGATCCGTATTTAACATGGATCCTAACCCCTTACCCATAGGACTTGGTGGCATTGGTGGCATTGGGGGCATTGGAGCACCCATTGGAGGAGCCATTGGAGCCATTGGAGGTGGTGCCCCCAAGGGAGGAGGAGCACCAGTTTGAGGAGGTGTAGGAGGAATAGGAGGAATCATACAATCAATCCTTTTTTTACAAAAATTGATTTATCTTAGTATAAAATTAAAATTTTGACAACACATTATCTAATTCTTGCTTCGATTGTTTCAAAATTTTCTCCAAACGAGCCAAATCTACGCTACCAATCCCTATAATTTTATCAATTTCGTTCCTCAAAGCCTTTATTCTAGTCAAATCAAAGGGAGAAAAGTCCATTTCTGGCTTTTCGCCACTCGAAATAGCTATTAAGTGCTCAATCGCAAGCTCAATAGCGATAGGAACCTTCTTTTGATTGGAAATATAGAAGCTATACATCCTTAAACTAATCCCTAAAAGGTCTGCCATCTTCTCTTGTGTGATATTTAACAGTTTTCTAGCCTTTTCAATCGCAGAACCATCCATTTTGCTATAAGAATGTCGTTTCATTATTACACCTCGTTACCCCATGAATCCCAACCTAGTTTTCTATCTCTTGCAAACATTTCTAGTTTTGGTGATGGTGACATTTCATCTACTACATCATAAAAACATTTTGGTTTTGTAGAGTGTTTACTAGGTGCATTTGTATGAACCCAATTTAACTTTCCACATTTTAAAAACTTTTGCATTGGTTTTTGATAAAAACCTAATAAACAAAATTCTGTAGCGAATTTATAAGCAAAATTAGGTGTCATGCCATTATGCTTTGTCCAAACAAGCGTTAAGTGATAATTAACACCCCAACTTTCTAAAACATTAAAAGTTTCTCTTAAAAATTTATTAGTTGTCCAACAATAAACATGACAACCTAAATTAGCTATTTTATATAAAGGCATTTGTTTTATTTCGTCTAAAGACATAGTTTTATAATCTAGTTTTTTTGCTTGGTTTTTTCTTCTAATGTTTTTACCAGACATAGAAATGTCCCAAGGTGGGTCTAAAACAATTGTGTTGTATTTTTTATCTGGAAAATTATTCATTATTACGTATCTTCTTTCAAAATTATCTCCTGACATAGTGGTTTTACGTGATAAACACTAGGATTTCTAAACAAAATGTTCGCTTGCCTTACAGCAACAGCTAAACAAGTGTCGGAATTGTCGTGAAACTCCCAGTTTCTAGACACAACCATGCAACTTTCAGCATAAACACTTGAGCAAATCAGTATAATAGGCATCCACATACCTTTAATTAGCAATCATTTCACATTTTGTCAAATATTTTGTGATTGTTTGTGGAAAACTTGGTAAAACCTACTGCCTTGCTTGCTTGCATATTGGGGGGCTGCCCCATAACCCAAAAACCCGACCGAGAAACCTGCCAGATTCTTAGGGTACCTGTAGTACTTGCGAACAATTGTTCGGACTGTAGCCCCACTTATTATTGGGCTTTGGTCTATCCAGGGGTAATCATTGCATAAAAAAAGGGGCGCAAGCCCCTTTTCTCTGATTTATGTGTGATTACGTCAAGAATTAAAACCTCTAGCGTTTAATCTATTATAAATATTATCATCTAATGATGCGAATATACTATCAGATGCAATTCTGTTAGGTGGTAATAATTGTTCGGTGCTTTCGGATTGTTCGGTCGTAGTATATGTTTCTGGCATCTCATAACCACCTAGATCAAATAAACCATTACTTGCGCCATAAATATGAGAATAGTATTGCTGAGTATGAGTCGTTACAGATTGCTGACCTAACCGATTTCTTAATTCTGATATTCTTGCTCTAACATTTTCTGGCGTGGTATCACCTAATGCTATTTGCAATTCTCTTGTTGTTGCGCCACCTGATCTACTCATTAATCGCATCATTATATTCTTTGCAGTACCTTGTCTAAAAACATCATTGGCATCAGGTCTATTTACTGTTGTTTCAACCATAGTTGCTTCAGAATTGGTTATTCTGTTATTGATAGTATGAGTAAACAAGTTAACTAAAAAAGCGCACCAATCGTAAATTTTTTGAGCGTTGATAGTGCCGTGATGTTGTCTAAATTCTATTGTTTCTTTATCGTTTCTTAAATTGTCTAGATTAATATTAGTAAATTTTGATCTAGTATATCTAGCAATCTGACCATAGCTAGTCGCAGAATTTAAATCATCTAGCCAATTATGGTTATGTTGCGTTGGATGATAAGCGTATCTATTTGACCATCTAGATGGAGCAATCATATTTTTTACTGCTTCTATTTGATTATTGTATCTAGAAATAACATCTTGAATAGCTAACAATGGTATTTGTCTAGTATAATCAATATATCTTTTAACTTCGGATGGCTCTTCTTTAAACTTTTTAAATGATAACTCATTAAATTGATAGTGTGATGTATCGGCTAAAATTGGTCTAGTGCCTATATGTACATGTAAACCGCACTTTTTATTAACAGATACATTTAATCTAGTTAATTCATTTTCGATATTTTCCAGTATATTATGAAAGTAAGCGTTTACAATCATAGGTGATATATTAATCTCGATCATATTTGATCCACTATCTGTTGGCGTGGCATCATATTTGATCTCTAAATTATTAGTTAATTCTGCATTTAAAGAATTTTTTATCTCATTTAAGCTTTTTTCTGTTAAAAATTCGATTTCAACGCTTGCTGTAATTGTATCTTGTGTAAAATAAGTCATTGTTTTTATTACCTTTTTTGCTAATTTCAATTTAATAGGGGCATCCCCTAACTATTATATTACCAGAAAATACCATATATACAAGGGTTTTTTAACAATTGTTCAATTTTTTTTTTATTATATAGAACAAGGTATTTTTTTCAGAAAAAAAAATAGCTATTTTTCTTGAACAATTGTTCGGGTTTATTCAATTTCATTTTTTCTAATTTTTTCTTTTAAAAAAAATCTAGTTTTTTTCTTTTGAATTTTTCTAAGTTTTTTTTGCCAATTTTTTGAAACTGAAAAAATTTTGCTTTTTTTTATTTTGAGCATTTTTTTTGTGTGGTGATTTTTTTGTTGTGGGGTTCGGATTAGATGAAGCCCGATCCCGAACCCGAACCCCGATTAGTATCCCGAGTTTACATAGCAAGCCCGATTACTAATATTGCGTAAATAAGTGCCATTAAAGCGATACTTTGAACGAATGCAAAGAAATATAACATTATAACCACCTTTGTTTAATGGCGTATCCGTCACCATAAAGTTCCCGAGACAAGTTATAAACTAAGTTCCAACCCATATCCATACCGCAACCCGATACACCGACAGAGTTTGTTTTATCTTTGTACGTGTACCCAAGAAGTTTGGCTATGTTATAAGATTGATTTAATAAATCTTCGCCAGATTTAACAATAATGCTAATGTGTCTATACATTCCAGATGCTGACACTTGCCTTGTTATTGTGTGGACAGTATCGCCCTTTTTGATTTGGTTTTTTAAAACTTCTTTTATTTCTTCCATTAGTTTTCTCCTTTATTTCGCTAATACCATAAATTACCATATATATTATATAGTGTCAAATACTTTTTTTAAAAATAAAAAAAATAAAAGCCGAACAATTGTGCGTGTTATGTATGTGGAAGGAGTTCGACTGAAGGCTCAGCTGGGAAGGAGGCTCAACTAACCTCCCTCCCCCCGAACAATTGTGCGTGTTTTCAATACTGGTATGACAATGGCAACAACGGGAAATGCTTCCGATTTTGGAGAACTGGAGGCGAGCCGCAATCCCGAACAATTGTGCTTATTTCAAAGCCCGAATCCCGAGTGCTGACCCCGATCCCCCTTATTTGAAGCCTTTTTCTACGCCCTCCATAGAAAAAACCGAGTTAATCCCGAACATTTACTGAACTGTATTATCCTCTACTATCAGAATAGGCTCCTTCTCTTCTGGCGTTACATCCTTCATGCGTTCCTGTGCAATCTTCATAAAATCGCCAAGTTTCTCTAACAATTGTTCACGATTCATATTATCAAGATTTTCGTGCTGAACATGGCTTTTATTTACCAGTAGTCCAGTCGCCTTCAGTCTTAGCTCTTCAGCCCGAATTGCATCCCCGAATTTGTTGAGTGATAATGCTTTATCCCGAATGTGTTGTAAATCCCGAACAGATTTAGCCACAGTGACCCCGAATTTACTTTCAAGCTCATGTCGCATCTCTTCGAGTCGTTCTTGGATGATAGGTCTATTTAGGAGCCTTACAGCGTCAACTGTTGGGTTAGCGTACCCACAAGCTCTCGCTGATGCTGTCTGCGTCATATCTTTATGCACATAGTTATCAAGGAAGTCTTGCTGTTGTTTTGTTATTCTCCTGTTGTTGCCATGTGTTGACTTTTCTCCGAACTTTGGCATCCGAACAATTCTCCTACTTTGTTGCCTCCCAGAAAACATAGACTATGAACTGCTGTAAATCAAGTGGGTTGATTGGGTGGTGTGGTGGGGTTAGTACACCCCACACCATACCCCTGTAAGGGGTGTAGTACACTGTAGTAAATAGTTTGTTTAAAATCAATAACTTACAGCAAAAACTTAACTATAGTATGCCCTAAACTGTACAACTGTAGTAACCGAACAATTCCCTTATAAATAAGGGGTTTGCGAACTACAGTGTGCCGAACTACAGTGTACTGTAGTTTGTAGTTGTAGTTCATCCGAACAATTTATCGGCTTTTATGGCAAAAAAAACCCCAGTAAGATTTAGATATTACTGGGGTTAAGTTGTACCTTTACCGAGTGAATAATAAAGGTATGGAGAAAACTATGATTATGATGTTTTAGGATACCACCATTTACCTTTTCTGTCACCAAGTTTATCTGGGACATAGTTTTGCATCACAGTTTCATTATTAGTAGCATGATCCCTAGCTTTTTCCAAGAACGATAAGCTAAGACCGAAGTCACGATAACCCTCATCAATCGTATGATAATAAAAGCTTGATGGTCTACGAATGTCGCTATAATTCATCTGATAGGTCATAAATGGTTTATCTTCTGAATAGTATTCCATACCTATATAGATACGATCATATAAACCACCATCAACCCCCTCATAATGATCTAGTGCTTCTATACACCGATCTGTCAGGTGCCACATACCCACAGGTATAGCATTGCCCTTTTCGTATTCTATGTCAGCTACTCCACGAAAGACTAGCTTATAATCTGGCAGATAGAATCCACCCATAGGAATAGCATCTGGGCAACGAGATGACATCTGGCTAACATTTAAGTTAGAACCATACGCCAAGTATAATGTATGATGTTTTTGCATAATGCCCTCCTTTTTGCTAAAATTGAATTACCCTTTATATATACGCAATCATTACATATGTCAAGTAATTATTAACTGTTGACATACTATTTACTATATGGTAATTTATGGTATAAATAATAATAAGGAGAAAAATAATGAAACTAGAACTTAAAAGTATACAGTACAGTAGCTTTGCATCTCAAGAAACATCTTGTTATCAAGCAAAGCTTTATGTTGATGGCGAGCCTTTTGCCACAGTAGGAAATGAGGGATGTGGTGGTTGCGATTATCAGCATTCTCTTACTAAACAAGACAAAGCGTTCTATGATAAGTTAGAAGAAATTAATACTTATCTTAAAACTCTACCAAAAGTTAAAAGTCCTTGGTGTGATAATGACGAATTTGATGTTGATCTTGAAATTTGGTGTAGTGAGCAACTTAGTAGATGGAAATGCTCTAAAACCCTTAAACGTAATTTAAATAAAGGTTCAATGATACAAGATGCTAATGGTGAATTATATCATTGGAAAAAACATTTTGCATCTGATGTAATTTTAAAGAATTACCCAAAAGCAGTTATTCTTAATGATTTACCTTTTGAAAAAGCCTTAACTATTTTTATGGAGAACTAAAATGGAAGTAATATTAGATTCAATAGAAAATAACAAAGATGAAGAAAACATAGTTGATATTATTCAACAACAATTACTTGAACAAGGATATGATGTTGATATTTTTAGTTTTGAAATAAAAGTTTTTTTTAAATCTTGGAGAAACGATAGGAGAATAGATAATGATTAGTACAAACAAACTAACAACGATCTATAACTTATGGGGTGAGAGGGAACAACTTCACCCCTTAGAATGTGCCGAAGCTATGGTTTATGACGCTAGACTAAGCGAAAAGCAAAAGAGTTGGATACATAGATTTATAAAAATTTGGGAATATGCTGATTTAAAAGAATACGAACTAAAAGATTTGTTCGACTTTACTTATAGAGGTCGAGATTATCATTATGATATATATAGTTTGATAGAAGATGAACAATATTATATTCAGCAATCCATATGGAAAGATATTAATAATAGAAGTATGTTTTTGTATAAAGTCATTGCCAGAGAGATTGATGGCGATTGGCACACTAACTTACTTGATGCTATGCGTGAAGTTATTAAACTAAAGAAAAGGTTAGGATAATAGAAATAATCTTTGGCATAATATTATTCTTGGCAGTGACTTTTTTAGTCACTGCTTTAGTTTACATTTTTTTTGAGTAGAACACGAACAATTGTTTGGTGTCTCCTAAAAAATTAAATTCCTAAAATTAATTGAGATTGTACAGATTTACCAGAATCATACCTTTTTGTATCGCCCTTTGGATAAGGCATAACCCGATAATTGATGCACTTAGTTAATAGCTTCTTATCTTTCTTATTCCCGATTATATAGATGTATCTATGCTTTTGTGGTCGTTCTACTACTTCATATTTATCTGGATTGTTCTGTCTTTCTTCTAGTGTTGATTGCTCTGTTATCGTCTTAGAATGCAGATTAGAACCCTTAATTCTCCATTCTGTTCGCTTTGCACTCATACCTGTGTAAATAAAGTTTGTAGCTTGATAAACGTAGCCTATATGACCTTTACTTGTATCAGCATACGAAACAACGATCTTAGGCTTTTCTAGTAGCTTTAATGATTGTGATATAAGATAAGATGATTGATTCCTGTGATTGTCTTGTAAGCACAAACGATTTAACTCTATAACCTTATCTTTATGTTCTTCTCCACAAACCCCGATACAAAGGCTATGAGATGGTGGAATACCATAAGTAACAACCCCGATAAGTGTTGAGTTAAAAAATAAGCCAAACGCATCTGTTATATTTGGGATACGCTTGGCATAATGTTTTTCTAATAACCAATTATAGGTTTCTTTAGATTTTATGGGTAAGACCTTTAATCCCACATATGTTCTCCCTCTAGGATCAAAGCATTACCGACTAAAGGCATATTAGCCATAGCACTTGCGATTGTGTTGCCTTTGAACCCATAGATCAAACCCTCTTCATTAACGATTATCTGCTTAATTTCCTCACCTTTATCATAAAGTTTAGGAGAATGAACCATTTGCACATAACCCCCGACTATATCTTGTGCTTCATCTAAGCTAGGCTTGTGGTCTAAATCCCAATGAACTGTGTAGATAACAGTTTCATCATCTTTCTTTTTCTTTAATTCATCTTTAAATTCAGATGCCTTAACGACTATGTTAGTAAGTTTTGAGATCATTTATTTGTTCCTCTTGTATTTCCAACCAAAAAAATTTGGCTTTGATATGGGTTTTAATTTAAATTCTTCTTCTAAACTTTTATTAGAAACATAGTAATTTTCATTTAGCTTGGACAGATCACCCATTAGATGTTCATACCCATCATAATTTTTTTTATTCTCTTCACAGATATATTTAAATAATTCTTTATATCTGCCATTATAAATGGGTGTCGTTAATCGATCCAAAAATTCAAGTGATTTTTTTGGATAATAAGCCCTTAAATTTTCCATAATGTAATTTCTACTCATTACTAACCTCCACTTCATTAATAATATCAGGTCTTTTTAATGGTAATTCATCTTCATCAATATACCATTCTTTTTGATAATAGCTTTTAAAACATTCAAACCCTTCACCTCTTATTTTATCAGACCACATCTGACACTCTTCTGGTGTAGTAAAGTGCATAACTGTTAATAAACTATACATAATAACTTGATTAGTCATATTACCTCCTGTTCGCTAATGTGTAATCATTACATAATAACACAAAAAAAGATATAATCAATACTTAATTGACATTATCTCTTGCAGTTGTGGGTATGTACTCACCTCTACTTAATGAACCATCTTCAACACCCAACCAAACCCTTCTGCCTTGTCCAGATAGATTATATTTGGCAATTCTGCCACTTCTTTGCAGATGCTGACAGTAAGTATTAAGAGTAGATTGCTCCAGATTACGCAATACTTCGGGAGCATCTGGTTCTTCAAGCCGAACAATTATAGAGTTTGTATCGCCCATTTGTGTCAAAGCTCTGCCTTCCTCCTCACATTCACGAATCCAATCGTATAGCCTATCTACACGCATATCCATTTCAGAACCCGAATGTATTGACGATAATTGTTCGGATTTATCCTCCAGTAATCCTGTAAACATATCCCGAATGAAGTGCTTTATACCCCGATCAGCTGGGCCATTGGACTTCACAACTGCACCATCAAAGAACCTATTTCTATGGTATTCTATGTTCATAATGTCTGCCATTTTCTTACCGACTTTAGGACTTACACCCCATACTGCATAGGCAAAACGAACACCATCAACCAACGCTGACGTACCCCGAATAAGATTTCTTGCTTCTTCTGGTGTTTTTGGTGGCTCTGTGTCCTTAACTTTAGCCATATGATGACACAACAGGACTGTGGCACCTGTTTCCGAAGCAACTTTAGCCATTAAACTCATCAGAGCAGCCCCTGCTGCTGGATCTGCATTAACATCAGCATGAACAAACGAAGCTAATGGATCAAATATAATAAGCTTCAGGTTTTTAATCTGCAATAATTGTTCGTAATACTTATCGAACTCCTCCCCACTGTGATAGCTCTTGTCCGAACCTTGTTGCATAATAGGAAACACCCCACCATAATTAGGCAAAGGTACGATCTTCATATCATGCTCATAATTAAACCTATCGCCCGAAGGATCAAGCCTAGTTACCCTTCTGTGTATTTCAGCTTCATCATCCTCTGCTGTAAAGATTACAGTATTACCGAACTCATTAACAACACCACCGAAAGATGTCTGCAATGGTTTCCCCGAAGCTATCTTCATAGCTAAATCTAATGTCATCATACCCTTACCAGAATCACCCGCAGCTGCGAATAAAGCAGGCACTCCCAGAGGCATGATGTTACCAATCAAGAACTTTTGTTCGGGTGCATTATGGTCAAAACGAGATACTAATAGCGAATCATCCAGTAAATTGACAGACTTCTGTGCCTTATGTGAAGCATCATTTAAGAACTCTCGAACATTAAAGTTTTCTAATATAGCATCAAAAGCATCCCACTTCTCAGGTTTCCCGATTGGTGGTGTTAGCATAGTTACTGATTTAGCGTTAGCTTGCAAAGACAACTGCTGTACAAGCTCTGCAACCCTCTTGCCCGATTTGTCATGGTCAGGCCATATAATAACTTCTTTGCCGTTGAGAGGCGAAAAATCGTAGTTAGGAGCAGAATTTCTGGATAACATCCCCGCTCCACCCATATGACAAGTAGCAGTAAATCCCATTTGGTTAAGAGCATCTGCACACTTTTCACCTTCTACCCATATAATACGATCAGATGAAATAATGTTCGGTATGTTATATAAAGGTCTAATCTCTGGCATTTTTGGTGTCGGATTGTTAGGTACATACTGCCTAAACTCCTTTTTAGGCTTCCCATGTGTATCTGTTATGATGTCACCATTGGCATCACGAACATTATATCTCCGAACAATTGCTATAGTTTCGCCATCAGCAGATAAATAAGTATGCTCACCATCATGGGGTGTATTAATGTCGTATCGCTGTGTAAGTGCCTGATTAAATGGATTTGTTGGTGTATACTTCTCCGAATCCCGAACAATTACCTTATCCTCCCCTAGATATTGAGAGAAGTAATCCTTAACTTCTGGTAGAGTCATACCCCGACCCTCCATCATAATCTTTACAATACCACCTACACCTTCACCTCCATTAAAGTCTGTGCCTTGCATGAAGTGTGGGCCGGGTGTTATGTCTATTTTTAATGAACTTCCCTCTTCACCCCGAAGTGAACCCAACATAAATTGGGTACCTCTTATTTTACCATTCGGATAAGTTTGTTTTAAAACATCTACCTGTACTGAAACAGGAACGCTTTCACTAATTTTATTGACTAATTCTGTAGGTGTAACACTATATTTAGTCTTGTCAAATGATAGAACACGCATTATATTGTACCTTATAACCTTTTTTACTTCATTGGGGTGATAACTCTTGCCTGTGTTGTCACCCTTTTTTATTGCCAACAAGTGTTTTGATATTCACACCATTTACAAGTCATGTAATCCCTATTGTGTGCTATTCTTGGTAACATACTAGAAGATTGTACTGACATAATAATATCAGCTGCCCGATCACTCATTTTTTGAGCTAAGTGTTTATCGAACTTTACAAGCTCATAGTATATCTCACTTGTATTTTTGTTTACCACTGTAAATAGAGCTGGGTTCTCTGTTAGCTCCATATAAGCTTGATAGACAGCCACTTGAGCTGCATATGTAGCATTTGTTTTAGCCATTCCATTTCTGCAAAACTCCCTGAATTTCTTCTCATTTGCACTCTTACACTCCCATAACATAGGATATTCAAGATCAACAGAACCCGAACTACCACATATGACACCATCAATGTGCCCTCTGATTTTACCATCAGCTATCGAAAATCCAAATTGTTCGCCATTTTTATCCTCCGTTCTTAAATCAAATCCACTTTGTCTTAACCAATCTGCCATTTGATCCTCTATTGAATGACCAAACTGAAAGATCCTAAGTGTTTGTGCTGAAAAATCTCTTTCTTCATCTATGTCTACTCCCATAAACCTGTATTGTATTTTTCTTGCACACTCTTCACCTAAAGAAGATCCACCTAAATAATCTCTTCTTTTCTTTTGTTTATTAGCGTTAACAATAGCTTTATCTACTGCTAATCCTATTTGATTAATCTCCTTAGAAAGGTATCCCTGCTGATGGAGATTTACGACCTGTCCAACTTTCATATATTTCTTCTAACTCCTTAATTTGCTCGACATTTGCCCCAAACTTTATATTACCAGATTCTTGAACAGTGTAAATTAAAGCCATGACTTCAACAGCAGTTAGGTCTTTTAATTGTTTTTCCCAACCAATATTCTTACAGGCTGAAGCAAAACTTTTTATAGCATTTAAAGTTGGGCCGCCTTCTTCTATATACTCTACTTTTTCCATTAATGATATGTAACCTCTCTATCTGGATCTTGCACAGATTCATGCAAGATTGTAACCTCCATTTTAAGATCTTTGTTAATATAGACATTTGCATGACCATAAACGCAAACCCCACCCATTTTTGTTTCAAACTTTTTAATAACGTCATCAACATATTTATTAAGATTATCTTTATCTACCTTTGACATAGTGCAATTAGATTTTAATTGATGTTCCTTAATCGATTCATCTTTTTTCTGTTCATAAGGATTGTATAATCCGATAATCATATCAACCTTTACATTATTTTTCATGTATTTCTCCTGCGATTGCTGAATATCCACAGATGTCAACCCATGAATCTTTTTTGGTTTCGTGCATTAATCTAGACATTTTTACTGCTATCATGCAAAGAATAACTTGCCTAACTGTTACTTCCTTTTCAAATATAACAGACCACATATCAGCTATTCTCTTATGATTGACATAAGCATCACCATAATCTTTCGCCCTTTCACCATTAACAAGTTGTTCGGCTTCCTTTAAAATATCTTCTCGCTTTGTCATATTAGATCCCATTTACTTTAACCATATTATCTATGTCAGATTTATTCCACAAATAATTTAGCCAACAAGTTCCCTTATATTTATTCCAAGATAGATCAAAGAAATTTACATCCATGCCATATTTATTAAGTTGATTGATTTGCTTTTCAGATAACCCATGATTCAGCCATCTTTTTGATTTGTTAGCTGCACTTGATGTTTCTATCTGACGTAGAAAATCATCAGCAGATGCCATACTTTGCTTCTTAGTTCCTATAGCCACAGTTCTTAATCTATCATTTCTTTTCTTAACTATTGCCATAGATGTATCGCCCATAGTAGCAATCAAACCAAACCCCTCAAATCCAGATGCCATCATCATATTACCATTACCTACCATATCAACCCAACGAAAAGGTGAGTTCTGCATAATATCTATTTCTGTCATCTCAAAATAAGATAGAGATTCATCACTTTTTTCAGCGTTAAATACATGACCACACATAGGGCATTCTTTTGTATTTAAAGGTAAAACAGAATGACATTTAGGGCAGTTCTTAGTAAGAGCTTCACTATCTCCATTCTTCTCCTTGCCATCTAAATTAATGGTTTCGTCTACAGAACCATGTATAAGTATGCTTGTTCCAAAATCTAAAACTACACAATCTTTCTTGATGATGTTTGGATAGATTTCTGGATCTATTGTTCTAAGACCTCTACCGATCATTTGCACCATTGTAGATTTATATGAACATGGTCTTGTGAGAACGATACAGGACACAGGTGGAGCATCAAAACCCTCTGTCAATACAGCCACATTAACAACAACCTGTATATCTCCAAATTCTAGTTCATGTAGAATATCCTTACGATCTTCTTTTGAAGTTTCTGATGTAACCATATTGGCTTTTATGCCCCTTGTTACAAACTCATGCAAAACATCTTGTGCATGAACGATTGTAGAGCAAAAAACAACTGTCTTTCTATCTTTTGCTTTATCCATCCATTCTTCTACAACCTTTTCATTAATAACTTTCTTATTCATAATGCTCTCTACTTGAGCCATATCAAAGTCATCAACTGTTATTCTTACGTCAGATAGCTCTTGCTGAACACCTACATCAATTACAAAGGCTTTTACAGGAACCAAAAACCCTTCACGAATAAGTGTTGCTACCTCTATCTGATGACAACAATTATCAAATATATCTCTCAAACCCTTTTTATCACCACGATTAGGTGTAGCAGTAAACCCTACAATCTCTGATTCGGGATTATCTAATCTAACTTTTTCTATAACTTTACGATACGTTCTTGCAACTGCATGATGACTTTCATCAATTACCAACATATCTATAGGATGTAATTTGTTAAGATTGTTATCCCTAGATAGTGTTTGCACCATTGAAAAGATGACATTACCATTCCAATCTTTGACAGTGCCATCTACAATAGACGTTTTAATCTTAGGATTAACTCTAAGAAATTTAGTATTATTCTGTGCAACTAATTCATCTCTATGTTGCAGTATTAAAACATTTTTATTATTTTTAAATCTCTCTCCTACTAAAGCTGACAACATAATTGTTTTGCCAGAACCTGTAGGTGCAACGACAATAGTATTCTTATACTTGTCTAATGCTTGAGATGCTGATGATACAGCTACCTCTTGATATGGTCTTAACATCATTTGTAACCTCTTTATTCTGGTGAGGAGGTTTAGGGCACCACCCCTCCTCTCGGTGGCTTAGCAGGATCAAAGGTGTCCTTGCCCTTGCTATTTCGCCCAATCAGGAACATTATTACCTTGCATAGGACTTGGAGCCGACACACTTGCCTGTGTGTTATTTTGTGGCTGACTTGGTGCAGACACACTTCCACCAGCGATAGCACCACGAGCTATAAAATCCTTACTTTCAAAAGTAATTGGGTATTTCAATACATTTTTATCTGCATATCCATTTGTTCCCTCTTGTATTCCTACTTTGGCACAAAACTCTAATCCATTCAAATCTTCAACACCTGATAGATTTCTTTTTGCCATAGCACTATCATCCATATCAGATGGTTTAAGATCATTAGCACTATCAACAATACCTTTAATTGTTCTCATACCAATCTCTTGAGCATAAGGAACATTCCTTTCACTCATTTTATCACCATCAACAAAAATCTTATCCCAAAACTTTTGTCTGTCATATTGACCACCAATGATAGTATATTCTATTTCAAGCCATTTTGCTTTTGTACTAGCACTTGATTTAAACCATTGACCTTTACCGAACTGTGGTAATTCAAGATGACCACCTTGAAGTTTTAAAATTACACGACAGACAGTATTATCAGGAATTAATTCAAATTCTCTTCTACCATCATCTTTTACATCATTTAAATTAAGCATTGTTAACCTCTTCTTTCTTAACTTCTGATTTAGGATCTACAAAATCTAACTTTCTTTCTTGTACAGATCCACCATTTAATTTTTTAAGTAAGTTACCCAAATGTGGTTGTTCAAGTAAATCCAATCTACCTGATCTATCCTTGGCTGGGTATCCCCACTCATTTAGTGTTTGACAAACAAACGCCCGATAGGTCTTTTCATTACCTGTCATAATAGCCATAGTAATAACTTCATCTACTATGCCCGGTAATTCTCTGCCTGTTTTAGACCCCTCGATTTGCAACTCGTAAATAGTTCTGGAATAATCATCTATTCTCTCATCCAGAATACCTACAAAGATTACATTCTTATCTCTTATGTGCTGAAGATGAGTCAACCAACTCATCATCTCCCTTCCGTGCATTCCATAAGCAGCTCTGGTATCAAGCTTACCTGATCTTTCTGATTTACATTCAGGTTGCTGAATACAATGTTGAAAGCACAATCGACCAGCCACTGTAATACTATCGACAAAAATCGTATCGTACTTTGTTAATATACCATTTGGTTTACCAAATTGCTGAACAACATGATCATAATGTGCTTGGCTATAGGCATGATCTTCAGCTAATGAAGGATTGGCACCCCCTAGATAACAGGCAAAATCCCTACATTCTACCCATGTTCTAGGTCTGATAACATCAATAGGCCAACCTTCAATAGCTGCATCCCCTGCCTCCAAGTCCATAAACAATGTTTTTTCTGAATCTAAGGTTCGAGCAAGTGTGGTTTTACCCACACCACTTTTACCCATGATTACAATTTTATGCCCTCTTTTTTCAGACATTCTTTCTTCAGCAGAAACTATTTGTAACCCCATAATTACTCCTCCCTATCTATAATAACACCACTTGTTTCAACAGTTCTTGCTCTTCTGAACACATCTTGCAATTCGGGTGGTGCTTCTTTAAAACGACTTTCTGCAATCGTTAAAGTTTTTTTAATGTAATGACTTGCAAGATCATCTCTTATTTCATTTGAGATACGATCTAATTCATCAGTATCCCAAGTGACTCTTTTTTTAAGAACAACTTTAGTTTTACAATTATCTTTTGTAACACTTGTTGTTCCATAATCTTTCCCTTCATTGAAAAGATTTTGTTTTGCATCATCATAAACAACACTTACAAGATAGTCATTAAGACCCTTCAAGTGAAACTTAATCTGATCCATTTTTACTTTAAGCTCTTCTCTTTCTTTAAATAAATCAGAAAGAGACTTTGATTCCTGTTGCGAATCATCACAAAAGAAACTCTTTGAGTATGAACTATAATATGACATGATTGCCCCTTGAGTTAAATTAATTAAGCTAATACCAAACAATATGGTACTAAATGGTATATATGTCAAGAGAAAAATATTATTTTTTTTTGCTAAGATAAATATCTATATTAAATACAGCTTTCATAAGCTTCTTTTTTAGTTTAAATTCAGGAGTTTCAAAGCCTTTTGCATCTTCAACTACTTCTACATAATATTCATCATTAGTTATAGTATGGTTTGATTCTTTTTTATATCTAAAGTCTGCAACGTATCTACATATTTTTACGTCATTAACAACAATATCATATGGAACTTGTAATTCTAAATCTCTTATGAACATAGCTCTTTCCATAGCTTTTAGTTGACCATATCGTTCTGCTTCCCATTTAGAATCGAACTTAATGTTATCAACAATTGTTTTCTTAGATCCATATTTAGACCTTGACGAAAAGAACTTGGTATTATATGGTAGTTTTGATTTCATTTATGGGAAGGATACACTAATGCCAGATACAAGTAAATACAGAAGTATAGCTGTACCTTTAGATACTTATAATAAATTGTCAAAAATTTGTCAGGAAGAACATAGGGGTATGGGAAAACAAATGACTAAATTTGTAGACGATCACTTTAAGAAAATATTTAAAGACGAACAGGAAACTAAAAACGAACTAACTTCTAAAGGAGTTGGCTCTTTATAATAGACCTGCACTACCTAACCCACCCAACAAAGTATTAGCTACAGATGGATCTCTAGATGCTCTATCTCTCAATGAATCTTCTTGAGCTTTTTTTCTAATTCTTTCAATCAATCCTAATGGCTCTGTTTGTGTGGGTGCTACAGGTGGTGGTGATTGTATTAAATCAAACATATCCATTAAACTCATGTCAGAAGTAGGATCTGGTCTTGGAACATCAATATCAACATCTGTTCCTAAATCTGTGCCAGCTCCTAATCTAGGTATAACTTGCTCTGTAGCTTTCCTAATTATACTTGGACTCTTACTAGCAATTTGAGCTGTTGCTTCTTCAGTTGTAGGTAATACAGCATCAATAGCATCTGCATTTTGTTTTAGATTGTTCTTTTGTATTTTAATATATTTATCAACTAATTGATCGTTTGATAAAACACCTGAAATAAGTTTAGCTCTTAAAAGATCCTTCCATTTAGTAATAGGATTAGCAGTTATATTAGCTGCAACTATAGCTCCTTCCTTAGAAACATCACCTAATAATTGTATTTGTTTACCAAGTTTGAATAAAGCATCTGCACGTTCTTTACCTAATAATTCCTGCAAATGACCTTTTTTATATTTGTTTAAAGTGCTCAAAAGAATTTTACTGGCATTTTCACTATCAAAAATACTATCATCAACTGTGCTAAGTATATCTTCAATTGTTGATTTTCTTATTTGGTCAAATTCAACAGAATTTTCACCAAAAAATTCTTTAATTCTTTTTATGTCAGCTACTTCAGTTGATGGTCTAGCTAAATGTTTTATAACATCAGATGGATCAACATTTCCCTCTGAAATACCTTTAATAACTTTTGATCTTAAAAACTTATTAGATTCTATACTAGCTTTTTCTAATTTAAGTAATTTTCCAACAATATTACCTATTGGTCTGTCTGTAATTACTTGACCTATAACATCTTCATCTAGATTTTTGTGAGCATTCCTACCCAAAGATTTAGCTAAAGTTTGTACTTGATTCCACTTATCATTACCAAATAAAACATTACCAGTTGTACCTAATTTGTTTATTTCTGTAGCAAAAACACCTCCATTAAACATATTAATATCATCATAATTACCTTTTGACTTTGATATTGCATTATCTAAATACTTTCTAGCCAACATTTCACGTAATTCTTCAGGATTATCTGTTGCTCTTAAAACAGCATTAAGTTTAGCAGGTGACCCCGGTACAATTATTTTTTCATAAAATCTATCAACATAAAATTCTTTTCCTTCTGTCGTAGATGCAGCTCTTACATTTCTTACTGCATTATGTTTTTCTAAAGCATCAAATCTTTTCATACCATCTCGGTAATTTTTTATTGCTACTCTTCTTTGATTTGCTGCTGTTTGTAATGAAGATTGCAACTTTGTATTAGCTTTAAATCCAGGTGCAAATGCAATTTCAGAACTTTCAATAATATCATCTATAGCAAACTTTAATGTTTTTAACTCTTGTGATCCAACCGGCCCAAATAAAAGTACATCATTGAAATTTTTTCTTGCTCTAGCTAATTGAGAAAATGATGCAGCATTGTTTTGATTTTTTAATAGTGTTTGTAATTGTTTAACACCTTGAGATAATTCTGATTTGTAAAAAGAACCTGTAGTATCTAAAAATTCATCTACTGTTTTTCTTAAAGAGCTAACGTCAAATGCCTTTACACCTCCAATGTCTAATAAATCTTTACCATTTACTTTAATACCCTGACCTGCAGCTTTTAAAGTATTATCTATTAGATCAAATTGGTCACTAGAGTTTTTACTAAACGCATTAAAAGCTTTTGTTATAGAAGTAAGAGCTTCATCACTAATATCTATGTCAGCTTTTGTTGCTTTTTCTAATAAATCTATACTTTCATCAATAGATTTTAAATATTCCTTTTGAGCTTGTTTTTCAGCTTGATTTAACTTATTAACATTTTTAATAGTAGCATCAAAAACTAAATTACCAGCATCATCTCTAGTTCCTCCTATTTCTTTTAATAATCTATCTTTTTCATTTTTTGCAAATAATAAATTTGCTTCAATTCTATCCATAGTGTTTGATGCGTTTTCATTAAATTTTTGTTGATAGTCTAAAGCTCTAGGAGCACCAATTGATTTTAAACTTGGCTTACCTTTCTTTTTAAGTATATCTTCAACTAAATCTAATTGTTCTGACGAAACTTTTGTAGTTTGAGGACTTCTTACTGCACCAATAGCTCTACCTCCAAGTCCTACTGCTTTTTTACCTATGCCAAAAATAAAATCACCTATTAAACTACCACCAGCACCTAAAGCTCCTTCTATAGCAACATCTTTAGCTACCTCTTTTCCTGTTTGTGTTTGTATACCAAGTAAAGATTCTATACCTTCTTCAATAGCCTGACCTAAAGCAGCACCTCCTCCACCACCAGCTGCTGCTCCTAAAGCTGTACCAGCACCCGGTATGAATGAACCTGCTGTTCCACCAGCGATAGCACCTGCCGTACCCAATACAACTTCAGGTAGAATACCAGTTAAATCTGCTATGTCACCAAAAGAAAACCCTTTATCCTCTATAACTAAATTTTTACCTATAGGATCCATTCCTCTTTTTCTTTGACCTTCTTCTGTCAAAGCTAATCTACCTTTACTATCGGTAGTAAATCCTTCTTTACCTACAAGCTTTGTTAATATAGCTTCCTTATCGCCTTGTGTTTCTCCAAAAGACAACATAGCTCTAAGTCCACTACCAGCACCTGTTTCGTAATCAAAGTCAGCATCTTGGTCTTTTGATTCTTTTTCAGATACTAAATCTGACAATGATTTACCAGATCCAAGATCTTTAAATGCTAAAGATGTTAATAAGTCACTAGCATCATCTGGATCTTTTTCTAAAGTTCTAAGAATTTCTAATTGAGTTCTTTCATTTAAATTACCAGATTCTAATTGTCTTAATAATTGTAATTTTTGTTTATCATTCATTAAATTAAACCAAATTTCTTTTGAAGTCTTAAAAGATCTTCTTTATCGCTTCCTACTAAATCACCAGAATCTGTTCCAAATAATGTTTTAGCAACATTTCTATTAGCATATCTATCTAAGTTAGTTATTCCCTCAATGATGTCACTCTCTGCTCCAAGCACAATATCATTAAATAAATCTTGTATTCTAGCCCTCTGTGTTCTTATATCTCCGAATGCTTTTAATTGTCCTACGATTCTTTCTACTCTCTCTCTATCAGCGTCAGATATTGTTTTGCCTGATTCGCCTAAAATATCTGGAGCTTTTTTCATAGCTAAATTTTCTAATATACGAATTATTTTATCAGATTCTGTCTCTTCTTCATCAAATTTTATTCCAAATGCAGCACCCAAACTATTAATTTTATCGAGTGAATAAGTAAATACATTTCTATTGTCTTGAGTCAAAATACCTAATTCAACAAATTTATCTTTCATTTTTTGATTATCTTTATACATTCTAGCAAAAGCTCCATATACTTCATCAGCGTTCTGTAATAATACTGGATTTTTACCTGTCATATCTGGATTATTTGGATTTATCATTGCAACATTTACTTCAAACATACTTCCATCTTCTGCATTTTTAAATAATTTAACCTTAGTAGGTGTTTCTCTATATTTATCCTTACCTTCATCTGTAGATATAGACTCTTTTAAAATGTCGTAATAATTTTCAGAGGGTAATAGAGCATAGTTATTGTTGAATTGTGGATCATTCTCTAATTGTGCTAATTCAGCATTTGTAAATGTCATTAATCTTGCGTTATCAGCATTTTTTAAATAATCATTAACAGTTAAACCACGTTTACCACCTGTAGGAACTACAAAGAAATCTTTCTTTTTGTTTAAATTTTTAGCCGCTGATGCTGCTGTGGCTCTATCTTTTGCTTGAGCTTGCATAGCATACTTACCTGCAGCTACCATATTAGCCTTTGCTTCTTTCTGTGCTGCTATAAGCTTTGGCATAGCCTTCTCTGCAGATTCCCCTACTGCACCTAGTATCTTACCTACATTAAACCCTTTGCCCGCTCTGTTTTGCATTAGACCAAGACCTAGAGCCATAAGAAAATTACTTTTATCAGGTTTACCTGATATATCTACACCTGTAGCCTTTGCAAATTCTTTTTTATAAAAATCTAAATCTCTTGCTCCTGATCCCCCTTTAGTGTCTTTAGCACCTTTACCTGCTAATCTTAAATTTTCCTCCATTATCATTTTAAAAGCATCTTCTTCTATTTGTTCTTTATTTTCTGGAGTTGGTGGAGTTCCTTGCAAACGTGCTGCTTCTTTTGCTCTAAAATCTTCTTTTTCTTTTCCGAACAATTGTTCTTCTGCTTGTGCAGATTGTTGTGCTTCTTTTAACAAAGATTCTTCTGCTGATGCTTTTTCTTCGGTGGGTGTTGGTGGTCTACCTTCTGGAGGTACTCTAGGAGAAGCTGAACTAAGCAAACTATCAATCTCACTTAGTCTTTTACCTAAATCAGATTCTGGATCTGGTGGTTCAAAAGACATCATCCTATCAGGATCAACTAATTTGCTTTCAGCCAAACTTCTTTCAAATGTATTTAACCTTTTTTCTCTATCTAATCTTTCTGCTGTTTCAAATATGTTATCACCACGTAAAAACTCTCCTCCTAAATTATAAAGATCTTGAGCATTAGATCTTAATAATCTTGCAAGATTATCTTGACCTATATTTTCAGCCAAAATACCTAATACATCAGTTCCTCCACCCAGTATATTTGTACCTGATGCAACACCATATTTAGGCAAAGTATCTATTAAAAATGGAAGGACTTTACCTATACCACCATATATATCTCCAAAACCACCATATATATTATCTTTTTCAGCCATATTTAAACCTTATTGTGCTTGTCCATAACCACCAAGAGCTAGGGAAGTTCCTACTCCTTGTAAGAATGGATTAGGACTTGGTTGATAACCTTGTACGTATTGTTGAACATTACCTGCTGATGGAGTTCCTTTTACAAATTGCTGTCCTATAGATAAAGGCATTAAAGCACTCTTGAGTGGGTTCATTTGATTGGCTCTATCAGCATCTAATATAGCTTGATTATAACCTTGTCTACTTGTACCCGCAGAGTACATAGCATTCATATCAGCAGCTGTCATTCCACCATATCCTCTACCTAATCCACCCATCATACCACCTAGACCACCAAAGTTTGATCCAATACCACTAGCAACACCACCAAGTCCACCTACGCCTGAAGCTATGCCACCAAGACCTTGACCTAATCCACCAGCTAATCTTCCACCTTCTAAGTTTCTTCTTTTACCTTCTTCAAAAGCCTTCATAGAGGATCCTAATGCACTTTGATAACCTTGAGATAAAAGCTTATTCAAAACGTCACCTCTTCTTTCAGCTTGTCTATCCTGTAATTCACCTTGATTTAATCTAGATCGACTACCACCAAAAGCTCCAGACGCAATAGCACCTGCTTGTGCTTTATTTTGTTCTTGTAAATCCTGTTCATCTAATCTTTCCATAGCAGCATCTACGACTTTTTCTTGATAAGGATTCATAAACGCATCTACTTGAGTAGCTGGGTCATAAGACCCTACACCTTGTTGTAAAAATTGTGCTCCCTGATCAAAATAATTACCAGTTTGATCGTATATATCTTGGGCTGCCCCTAAATAACCTAATCCACTTTTTAAAGATTCAGCACCCGCTTGACCATATTGACCACCTGCTTCAAAATAAGGTTTAAACCTATCCATATACTCTTGAGAACCAAGAGTATCAAAAACCTTTTGTTGCATTGGATCAATGCCTGCAATTTTTTGATCTGGTACTTTAAATAAATATTTGTCGCTTGTAGGATCAGCGTATTCACCAGAAAGTAATCCTTGATCCCCAAATCCAATGAAAGAACCATCATCATCATATTGAGAGTCAAATAAAGAGTCCAAGACTCCTTTTTCCATATCCTCTATATAAGGTGCTTTTCTTGTTATTGTTTCTACTGTTGACATTATGCCATCCTCTCAAGATTACCCATCATATCGTAGGCACGTTGTATGCCTACATTTTGATTGCCACCACCTAGACCTTTTACTGCATCTTTCGTTAATACAAACTCACCCGCTGTTAACATAGCGGGGACATCATCAACTTGACCACCACCTTCATAAGGCATGATGGCACCATCTCTTCTTGGGAAGATTGTTCCACCTCTGTTAGCTCCTAATGGTTTTAATGCAGATACACTATAATCTACTAGTGGTCTAGATTTAAAATCTTTTGCAGATCCAAATTTTTTAGGGTCAATTTTTAAATCTTCATCTTTATCACCACTAGATAATAATTGAGCCAGTATACCCATAGAAATAGCATCACCAGCCCTTGTATTCAAAAGTTGACCAAATTTACTATCCAAAGGCAATCCAACAATATTTGCTAATTGAGCCATTGGATAAACTTCAGCAACTTTACCAAGACCTTCCTGAGCGGCAGCTGTCACAGTTTTTCCAACAACATCCTTTCCAGTCTCACCACTAGGAAAATCAGGAAGAAAAGCTTTACCTAATCCACCAGTTATAGCACCATGAAGAGGACTTCCTCCAGTTAATCCACTGGTCAAAGCACCAGTTATAGCACTACCTACAACATTACCAACTGTTCCAGTTAAACCTAAGGCACCTCCTATCGCAGAACCAATACCCGGAAAAAGAAGTGTAACTAAACCAGGTACTAATTTTTTTAAATCAAAAAACTCTGGTTGTCCTGTCATAGGATTAATACTGTTTCGTGGAGTACCCACAGTATATCTTCTAGGATCATTACCCCCTATAGCAATTGCTTTTTGTATGCCTACTTTAAGTGCAGGGTTATTATCAAGAACACTTCTAGGCACAACCATCTCACCTGTTTGTACGTGAGCTACGTTGTTATCGCCAAATCTACCCATATCAGCCATGTTCATCATATTTGTTCCTTAATATACTCTAACATATAAATATATCAGATAAAAACTTATTTTACTAGTCCGAACAATTGTTCGTATTAATTTATTTATGTAGTCGTTACAGTTACAGTTCCTACAGCAGTTGTTCCTACATTTGTTGCTACATGAGGACTATGTGCTTCAACTATTTTTACAAACCCTCCATGATTAAATAAACCACCAACTTCTAACCCTTGATCATTTTTTTGTAAATTAGTCATTACAAAAGTAGATGCCCTACCCTCACCCGGATTTTGTATTTGATCTAAGTAAACAGCAAAATTACGAATTAAAGTTGAAAAATACTGTTGTTCATATTGACTTGGTGGTATGGGAAAAAATGGTAATACTAAATTTCTAGACATTATCTTCTTCCATCTGGTCTAATATCTATTCTTGGAGATCCTAAACGCCAAGTAACTCCAACTGTAGATGACTCTACTCTTAAAGCAAAACTTCTCCCTCTAAGCCTTACTCTAGCATCCTCTGTAAATTGTTCTACAGGAACAGTAGCTGATTTAACTACAGAAGATGACTCTGTATTTAAATAGTTACCTCCCGGTGCATTTCTAGTCTTTAATGTCAAAGTAGCAGTAGAATTGTCAACAGAATCTCTAAATGTTAAATCAGGTATTATTCTTGTAATAAAGCTAAATTGATTTCCATCACCTATGTCCATTTGACTTGATTCAATATGTGCATTGATTGCAGTAACTGGACTTGTACTTCCATCATCATTACCAATCTCGTGATTATAAAGGTAGCCATCTGTGCTTGCAGCGATTGGGTAATCCCCAACACCACGATCCATCCAAGCTGTTCTTGCTAAAGATCCAACATACCATATCTTTTGCTCATAGTTATAAACTACATATCTATCTATTTCATTTGAACTAGAAGAAGGGTAAAACCACCATACTTCTGAATACCCACCATTAGATGATGCAAATACTTTTTGAGCTTGACCTTTATTAAAATCATTAAATACAAAATCTTTTACAGAACAAGGTATCTTTTGTACAGAACCAGCAAAGATATAAAACTCATTAATACCCATCCAAAATACAGTATCTTCAATAGCAATTGTAGACATTGGACTACGTATAGATATATTTTCTGAAATTAAGTTAATACTGAATGTAAAAGGCGGCCCGATAAATTGCATAGTATATATAGAAACGTCTGTAAAAACTAATATTTGTTGTCTTGTTTCTACAGCACAAACAATTTCTGACCCAGAACCAAGCCTTAATTCACCTGCAGTATTTGTAACTAATGACTCCCAATCAGTTAAAGATTCTTGACTAGAAAACCTAATAACCAAAGGATCTTGTGTTCCAATATTATTTTCTGGGTCACAACCAAAAGCAAGAATATGTCTATCTCTATCAGATACTAATACTTGTGTTGCTATTGTGGGTGCCTTAGAAGAACCAGCTAAACTGTCTAATTTAACTGCCCTTGAGGTTAAACCACTCGTTCTATCCCAATAATAAATACCATCATTTCTAACATTAATTAATAAATCTTCTCCAAAATTATCATGTGTCCATAATCTTAACACACCCTCAATAGTTAAACTAGCGCCACTACCCCAAGATAATCTACCCCAAGTACCAGCCCCCCAACCATTACCTCCAACTCCAGTATCAAGACCACCACTGATTTGATAAGCTCCTACAGTAGAACCTCCCCCATTACCTGTGTCAGAAGAATTAGCGTTAACTTGTGTAGGTGTGTAAGTTCCATCAACTGTTATTTGAGACAATGTTGCAACTTCTCTAGCTAAAATAGTATAATTGCTAGTATCTACTATGGATTGAATTTCGTATTCCTGATTTAAAACAGCAGCTGTAATATTACCACCTAATGAAACAGCACCACTAAAAGTAACAAAATCTCCAACAAAAGCTCCATGATTAACTTCTGTAACAGTTATAGTAGAAGATCCATTAGTGGCTGAAAATGTAACGTCACCTGCAGAAGTTGTTAACCTTATAGGGGTAATATCATGATAAGCTTCACCTTGCTCAATATAATATTTTTTATGAGTTCCAATACCGATAAATTGTTCTAACGCTAAAGTTTGCCAAGTGTGTAAAGCTCTAGCCGACCCTAAAAAAGAATTGCCACCTTTTTTTATCCAACCACCTATTTTTTCTGGATAACCTGTTCTAAATCTTACTTTATCACAATCATTCCAACCCCCTTCGTTAGAATAAGAAGTAAGCTCTTTATTAATACCGGGTCTAAATTGTAACTTTGTTAAAGGCATTTAATGTTTTTTTTGATTTTCTAATTTTTTTGTGTTTGTTAATGATTGTTTATCTAATAATGTAAAACCTCTGCGATTAGCAAATATTTCTGGATCTTTTTCCCATTTATCTGCACAAGCTTCTAACCAACGCATTGTCATTTCGTGTGTTGGCGCTTTACCATCTTTCATTAATTGGTTTTCAGTTTGTAAATAGGCAAAGACTTCAGCTTGAGCTTGAGCACCACTAATCCCTAAATCAAAAATATAAATCATATTACCTTCATCTATAACACCACCTCTAGGTCTGGAACTTGTAAGAGCTTGTTTCATAGCTGTCATAATATGGTATCTATTTTCTTCTCTTTCATACATCTCTTCTGTAATTTCATCCACACCTAGATGCTTTAAGAGAGAGTTGTATTGATTAATAAAAAAGTTAAGTTTTCGTATGGCTCCTTGTACAGAGTTTTGAGCATTAACAGAATGAGTTTGTATTTCTAATATTTCTATTTCTAACATTTCCCTTTGCAAGTCATCTTTACACTCTAACAACTCACGTTGTTTTATTTTTAATTCTACAGACTTTTTTTGCATACGTATCTGTGCTTCTTGTAAAGCATTCTTAGTTTTATCTACTTCTGCCAAAGTATGTTTGATTGAACGTATAGGTGTTATGGCAGTAACATCTAAAGTAACACCCATAAATTGAGAGTGTGATTTATAGAAATTACTTGATGCTTGTTGTACCATAGGCATATTTTTATCTATGTTCTTTAACATAGTTTTATACTCTGGCTTTATTTCAGATAAAGCTGTTTGTATATTTTTTATAACAAGTTCAGTTTTCAAATTAACCACCATTTAATGTTGTTAAATCATTCCATATTTTTGTAGCATGAGTTGCAGGTACAAAATCTTCTTCACTACCATCTGATGCTATTTGTTTCCAATTATTACCACTACTTACACTTGTAAGGTAGGTTGTTAAAGCATCTTTGCTTGTAATCTCACCTTCAGAACTAGATATATCTGCTCCATCCTCTGCAATACCAAGCATTACATGATCTCTTGGACTTGCTGTACTATCTTTAACAGGATACATACCACCTGTTGCTTGAGGTACACCAAACTTTAAAAAAGTGGGTATTGTTCCATCAGAATTTAATCTATATTTTACTACTTTATATGCCATATTATCTCCTTAAATTATTGTTGAGATGCCACTGAGCTTGCTGTTCCTGCTAACTCACTTGGAGTATTAGTTAAATTACCAAAATCAGTTGCATTACCAGTAGAGCCTATTGTGATATAATCTATAGTATTTTCTCTACTACTACTACTATTTACACCACCTGCAAAACACCCCCTAGTAGAATTAGATACCCCACCTGCTAAGTCTTCTCTAGCTACAGTAAGATCTCCAAAATCAGTCGCATTACCAGTTGAAGCTATCGTAACATATTCCATAGTATTTATTCTGGAAGCTGAACTAGTATTACCACCACCATTAACTAACCTTGTAGCACTTGCAACTGCTGCAAGAGATTTTGTCGCTGTTGTAAGATCACCAAAATCAGTACCATTACCAGTTGAAGAAATAGTAAAGTATTCTATTACATTACTTCTACTACCAGTATTACCACCTGTTGCAACAGCTCTTGTAGTACTAGCAGCTGCACCTAACAAATTTTTTTCTTGAGTTAAATCCCCAAAGTCAGTAGCATTTCCTGTTGAAGCGATAGTAATATATTCAACAGTTTCTAAAAACTCATCACTAAATTGATTGCCACCTATCTGATTTAAACCTCTTGTATTACTAGCACATGCTGGCATTCTAAGAGTTGCTACTGTAAGATTGCCAAAATCAGTAGCATTACCAGTTGAAGCAAAAGTAATATAATCTATAACATTTGTGTGTGTATTACTTGATAATTCTTTTCCTCCTGAAAACACACCTCTAGTATTACTACCACAAGCACTTAGACCACTTCTACTCTCTGTAAGATCTCCAAAGTCAGTAGCATCTCCAGTAGATGAAATATCAATGTATTGAATTACATTTACAACAGAACCTGTATCACCACCTGCAAAAACACCTCTAGGGGCTGCATTACCTGCTGTAGGCCAAAGACTTTGTTTATTTAACAAAAGTTGTTCATCCGAAGTAAAAACACCATTACCTGAAGTACTCGCATAATTATTAGAAGGAATAACCTGTGATTCATCTGCTGTTAATAATCCACCTAAGTATCTTGCCATTAAGATAATCCTCCATGAGTAGCAGATAAAGCTGCACAATTTCCTGCATTTGTTGTTAAATCACCCCAATCTGAACTAGACCCACTTGTACCCATTGTAAAAAAACTTACCTCTTGATAACCACTTGTTGTAGTATCATATCCACCTAAGGCAATCCCTCTTGTTGTATTACCAGATTGTGCTCCATCAACAGTATCGTAAGTTAAATCACCAAAATCTGAAGCATTTCCAGTTGAAGCTATTGTTATATATTGGATGTGATTTGTAGAGGAACCACCTGTAGTATAACCATAAGTTCCAGAAGAACATATACCTGAATTAGGAGTTGAAACTGCAACATTTAAATTACCAAAATCAGTTAAATTACCCGTTGAAGCTATCGTAAAATAATCCATTACATTTTGTGCAGGACTTCCTATAGTTGTTTGATAACCACCAGTAAAAACACCCCTTGTCGTACTACAAGTACCTGTTTGTCCAGATATATTACTATAAGAGGTATCACCAAAGTCAGTAGA